GGACCATTAAAGAGAACTTCAAGATTTGGGTTAACAACGATACCTGCTCTTCCTAGTAAGTTTGCACCAACTGCTTTTCCTGCAAAGTAATTAACTATAAAGTCTCTCATTCGTGGATTATTCATGAAGTATGAAGCAGCATTTCCCATTGCGCCAGATGATTCTCCTATTACGTCACCCCATGTTTTTGTTTTCCCAGTATTACCAATTTTGTCTCCAAGTGTGCTAATCATTCTTCCTGCTACATTCCCAGCAGCTAATTGAAGTGGATTAAGACTATCTCCGCCCCAATCAACTTGATTAGATTCATTTATACCAGGAACCATAGGGAGGAACATGGTAGCTCCTACTACTCGTTCTCTCTGTCTATAGCGTTGTTTAAGATTAATTAGTCCATTATTCCAAGTAGCTCCTGATTGGAGTTGAGGAACATATTCTATAGGTACAATTTTTATAAAGTCAAAATCTCCCTCTGCATGATCTTGGGGGTAAACCAGATGGGTTCCGGGTTTCCCTGCCATTTCATCTTTTTGAGTTGCTATAATTTTTTCTTTAAGGATAAACCCGTCAGTATTAACACTACTCTCAGTACTTGTAGTTGCAGTATTAGATCCTAATAGATCAGTTGCTATAAGACTTGCTTGTTGGGCTGCTACTTTGGGGTCTATATCTGGCTTCGCTGCAAGAATTTCAGCTGTTTTATTGTCTACTATTGTTTGTCGTGCTTTGCTTATAATGAATGCTTGTGTTTCTGGTGTGCTAAAGACTTGTTCTTCCTCAATTATATTACCATTGGCATCTTTATACTCTATAGGATACTTAAATGCTATTTCTCCCGTATTTGGATTTAATGTACCAACATCCGCATCCATCCCTACTCCAACATTTTGATTCCATATTTGAATGTTGCCAGTAGTTTTATCAACTTTTAACCAATAGTTTTCATCACCTAGACCGGGTATAGTAAATGTCCCCTCTGAACCACTAATATTGTAATGATTTTCACTTACTGCTTGTACGTCTGGCTGTGCCATTTATGAGATATTTTTAGTTATTTAGACGTGCGCAGGAAATATCCATATGGAATGGTCTTCATATATTCAATTTCATCATTTTGAACTACATGCAACATCCCTGCTACTTCTTGCCAGGTATAATTTCTATAGTCATTCCAGTGGAAATTTACTCCTCTAAATCCCCATTTAAAGATATCAATACAGGCAATAAGAGGGAAGTTGTCAAAGGCAAGATCTCTTGTTTTTGGTATGTATATAAAGGTATAATATTTACCCACGTCAGGAATAATTTCTGTTTCTTGGAAGATGCTAATGATCTCCATCATAATATCTTGAGGATCATTTAGTCCTTTTATTTTTTCTTGTAGTTGTCCTACTCTATTATTAGGGTTAAGAGTTTCATCTAACCCAAAAGTTTCTAGTTGTTGTCTTTCGAGGGATCTATTTAAATCTCTATCTCTTCTTTGTTTGATAGTTTTTCTTGCCATTATTTAATCCCTAATTCTTTTTCGGTGACAATTTTAAATTCAATTTTTCTATCATCACAAAACTCTTTGGCAGCTTTCCATTTTGCTTCATTTACAGCATAGGTTTTGCATTCGTAGATATATGATTTAGTCACTTTTTTCCTAGGTTTGGGTGGTCGTGTTTGTTTTTTTGGTTTCACTTCAATAACATATGTTTTTATTTCTCCATTACTCTCCTTTACTTTCATTACAAAATCAGGAAAATAACGATGCACTTTACCATCTTTAGGAGAACGATATGGGATCCAAATTTCTTCTGATCCCCATTCTAAAATATTTTCATTCAGATCACACCAAGAACAGAATTTTCTTTCCCAACTACTTCTACATATAATATTTTTATAATCACCTTTATATTTTTTGGGATGATTGGGTTTATAGATGCTTTTTAAACTTTCTCCCATTATCTTGGCTACATAATATATAAAGTAAAATTATTTATAGATGGCCGGTCCAAGACCCAATAGAGTTAGTACTTCTGCTTTAAAGAGTAGAATTTTAAATATTGCTCAGACTTCTGTATATCAGGTGAAGTTGCAACCTCCTGCCGCTGTTATTAATTTTTTAAGATCTTCCCCTAGAGGAGTGGATTATTATTCTCAGGATGGACTTAATATAGAATTATTATGTAGAGAAACAAGTCTTCCGGGACAATCTTTAGCAACTCATGACCAACCTAATGATTATCCGGGTGTGACTGAGAAGATGGTGTATAGGAAAATATTTGATGATAGAACGGATTTTACTTTTTATGTTGATAAGAGATATAAAGTAGTTGAATTTTTTGAAGGATGGATAGATTTCTGTGCAGGCCAAGGAACTACCTATGGAAGGGATGACTATAAGAGGAGAAGTGCATATTATAGAATGAATTATCCTATTGATTATAAAACAGATGCTCTTTATACAACTAAATTTGAAAAGGATGCAAAGAATTCAATGACTTATCAGTTCATTGGTGCTTTTCCTATTAGTATTGCCGCATCTCCAGTATCATATGATCAGTCTGATACCTTAAAATGTACAGTATCATTCTCTTATATGCGTTATCTTAGAAGAAGGAGTGGTGCTGCTAGTGATACGAGAGGATTTGTATATAGATACTTGACAGGTGAGAAGAGTTGGGATTATCTGCAACCTAGATCATTTAAATGGGTTGATGGTAAGAATTTGACTTGGGATTCTATTTGGGGTGGTGGGAATAATGATAATGATAATACACCCGAACCACCACCTACAACTACACTACCAGTTGATCCACCGAACCAATGGTGGGACTTCCTTGATTTGGTCCCGAATGACTACTCACCTAAGCATCCTTTGGAGGGATTTTATAAATAACCTCCCTATATAAAATACTGAATAAATTATTATGCCTTTACCAACCATTGCGACTCCCACGTATGATCTTGAGTTGCCATCTTCAGGAAAGAAGATTAAATATAGACCATTTTTAGTTAAAGAAGAAAAACTTTTAGTTCTTGCTCTTGAGAGTGAGAGTAATAGAGAAATATCCACTGCCATTAAAGCAGTATTAAAGAGTTGTATTCAGACAAGAGGAGTTAAAGTAGAACAACTTCCTACTTTTGACATTGAATATCTATTCCTTAATATTCGGGGTAAGTCTGTTGGGGAAGAGATTGAAGTGAATCTCATTTGCCCAGATGATGAAGAAACTACGGTTGCAGTGACCATTAATATTGATGATATTAAAGTGGTTAAGGGGGATGATCATATATCTAAAATTAAATTAGATAAAAATTTGATGATGGAAATGAAGTATCCATCTCTGGATGAGTTTATTAAGAATAATTTTGATTTTGGTGAGAAACCTGGTATTGATGAATCATTTGCATTGATTGCTACTTGTATTGATAAAATTTATAATGAAGAAGAAGTTTGGTCTACTTCTGATTGCACTAAGAAAGAAATTACTGATTTCTTAGAACAAATGAACAGTAAGCAGTTTAAAGAAATTGAAAAATTCTTTACTACAATGCCAAAGCTTTCTCATGAGGTTGTCATTACTAATCCTAAGACTCAAGTAGAGAGTACTGTTGTAATTGAGGGGCTATCCAGTTTTTTCGGATAGCTCTAGTCCACATGGATCTAGAGAATTACTATAAGATTAATTTTGCTTTGGTGCAGTACCATAAATATAGCTTAACAGAGATTGAAAATTTGATACCGTGGGAACGCGATATCTATGTGGGTCTTCTCCAACAACATCTTGAAGAAGAAAAACTCAAACAACAACAAGCATCTTAATGGCGGTAGCAGCTCTTAGTCCAGTAAAAATACTTTCCGATCTTGGATATGAAGTCTGGGAGATGGAGAATGATGCTGATATGCGCAGTGCTTTAATAGAAGCTATCAATACTCTTACTCTTACAAATTCAAGTGATGGTAGAATTCCAGTATTACAGGACGCAGTAAAAAATATACAAAGACCTAAGTTCAAGACTAAGAAGGTTAGTGTTGATAAATTGATGAACCGTAAGGTATCATCAGATCAAAAACTCTCACCTCAGAAACTTCTACCAGCAGCATCAGAAGAAGGTGGAGAAAAAGATCAAACTATTATTACATCTAATCTTGCAGAAAGATTGAGTAGTATTCAAGAATCTTTGCGGAATCTTGGTAGAGCATTTAGGCAACAGTTATTTTTAGATAAGAAAGTTGCTGCAGTAGATGCAAGGAATGCAAAAGAAGAAGCTAAGTTAGCCAAAGAAAATAAATTAGAGAAGAAAAAGAAAAGTAAATTTGGGGGATTTGGATTTAAAAAATTAATAAAACCTGTTAGTGGATTTTTTGATACCATTCTTAATTTCTTTAAGAATGTTTTTATAGGATCCATTCTTGTGGGAATGCTTGATTGGATGAAGGATAATGAGGATAAAGTTATAGAATTTAAGAACTTTTTTACTAAGCATTTAAATAAGATTCTTATAGGTTTGGGGGCTCTTGCGGGTTTAGCATTATTGAGTCCTATTTTAGGATTGTTGAAAGTTTTAGGATGGGGAGCAGCAATATTAGCTTGGCCTCTTCGACGTTTGTGGAAGATGAGATTGGGGGGCGTTGGAGGACCTAAACCTAAACTTAGAGGACCTAGATCTAGGTTACGGGGAAATGTACCTATCACTAAGGGAAATTGGTTTACAAGAGGACTGAATAGGATTAAT